TGCTCCTGCTTTAACTTATGATTTACCTAAAGAACCTAAACAATGGCTGCTTAAATATGGCATTACTAACGATGAGATTACTGACTCAAAGATGGGGTGGGATGTGAAGAATCAACTATTAGTTTTACTTAATATGCCTACCTATTGGCAAGGTCGTAGCTTCATGAAAGGTAGACCTAAGTATTCCTCTTACGGTAAAAAGCCCTTGACTTATTATGGAATGAGTGATACTATAGTATGTGTAGAGGATGTGCTATCGGCAATAAAGATAGCTAGACTCTCACCATCTTATTGTGCTACACCTTTGTTAGGTTGTAGTATGACACGAGACACTATACAAACGCTCTCCAAACGATTTAAAATGGTTGTCCTATGGCTAGATAGGGATAAAGCTAAGGAAGCTATGAGAATCTCTAGGGAATTTAAACAACGTGGAATACCTACTAGGATTGTTATCTCTCCTGAGGATCCCAAAGAATATACAAAGGAGGAACTAACTGAATGGTTGAACTTCAAATCATAAATCTTTTCATGAAAGATAAAAAAGACTTTACAAAGTATTATAAGTATGTTAATATAACCTATATAAAGAACAATTATGTTAACATCTATAAAGTCTTTAACGTAATCTCTATCTATTACTCTAAGTACTCTACTAAAGAACACTGTAGCGTAGAAGACTTAGAACTATGTTATCTAAGTAATTATCTATTACAAGACTCTGAGCGTAAGGAACTTAGAGAATTACTAGAATCTATCTATAGTCTAGAGGTAAATGTAGAAGCAGTAATCTCTCTTCTAGAAGAACATCGTCGACGTTCTCTCGCTGGAGACATCGCTAAGATGGCTCTAGATGTAGAGGATGGTAGAACTCCAGTAGAAGATCTACTCTCTCTGTTCTCTAACCTAGAGTTACAAGAAGTAGAGGACAATGCTCCTGTCACTGTTAACATGAATCTAGCAGATCTGTATACTTCCCAAGTAGCAACACCTGGCTTACGTTGGAGACTTAAGTTCTTAAATGAATCTTTTGGTTCTCTACGTAAGGGTGACTTCGGTTTTATATTCGCTAGACCTGAGACAGGTAAGACTACGTTCCTTGCTAGTGAGATCTCTCACATGGTAGAACAAACAGATGGTAACATCTTGTGGTTCAACAATGAGGAGCAAGGCAACAAGGTTGGTATTCGTTGCTTCCAAGCTGTGTTAGGTATGACTACTGATACTTTATGGGGCGATTTAGAACGCAATCAGAAAGTGTATGAAATGAAGACTAAGGATCAGATTAAGATCTACGACTTCGAAGACTCATCTTCTATCCAACGCATAGAACAGATTCTTAAGACTGCTAACCCAGCACTTATCATCTTTGATCAGATCGATAAACTTAAAGGTTTCAAAGCAGAACGTAAGGATCTAGAACTCAAGGCTATCTATCAATGGGCTCGTGAGATATCTAAGAACTATGCACCAGTCATCGCTGTGTCTCAAGCATCAGGTGAAGCAGAGGGTAAGACTTGGTTAACGATGGATATGGTTGACGGCAGCAAGACTGCGAAGCAAGGCGAAGCTGACTGGATCTTAGGCATTGGTAAAGAGTCAGATAACACTAGTCGATTCAGATACTTTAACATCTGTAAAAACAAACTGTTAGGTGACAAAGATACCCTACCTGAGAAACGACACGGTAGTGCTAAGGTATTAATTAGAGCGGAGGTAGCTCGTTACGAGGACTTATAATGAAAGAGTTAGTATTAGATGTTGAAACAACTATTAACAATAAAGGAAATCCCTTTGATAAAACAAATAAGTTGTGCTATGTTGGACTTCTTTCTCAAGACACTTCTGTTTTGTATCCTGTTGAATACAACTCTGATCCTTATGGCAGTAACTTACTATCTATACAACGTAGTATTGATGACTGCGAGTTACTGATTGGGTTTAATATTAAATTTGATTTGCATTGGATAAATAGATATGGAATTAATTTTAGCTCTAAGCGCATTTGGGATTGTCAACTGGTACACTTTATACTTACTGGACAAACCGAATCGTATCCTTCCCTTAATGGGGTCGCTGCTTATTATGGTCTGGGTACTAAGCTTGATGTGGTTAGCTCAGAGTATTGGAAGAATGATATAGATACACCAGACATACCTAAAGATATTCTAGAGGAGTATCTACAGGGTGACTTAGATCTTACATATCAAGTCTATCTCAAACAAGTAGAGGAAGTTAAAGCTGGTGGTCTACCACTACAGCGACTAATCAGCCTACACAATCAAGATCTCCTAGTACTACAAGAAATGGAATACAATGGTCTATTATATAACGCAACAAAGAGTGAGGAATTAGCAAATGAATTGGATGCACAAATCGTCGAGTTGGATAACGAGTTGTATCAGTACCATAACTGTGATAGTTTTAATCCCAATAGTGGTGATCATCTCAGTTGCTTACTTTATGGCGGAAGCATTAAGCTTTCTCGCAAAGTACCTGCTGGCTTTTACAAGACAGGTGCTCGTAGAGGAGAAGTCAAAGAAAAGTGGGAAGACTACCAAGTAGAACTACCTAGACTCTTTACTCCACCTAAAGGTTCTGAGTTAGCTAAAGAAGGTTACTTCTCTACTGATGAGGCTACACTTAAGTCTCTCAAGAGTAGGAACCAACACTCTCTCAAAGCTATTCAAACTCTCTTAAAGAGATCAGAGTTAGAGAAGAGAGTGTCAACGTACTATAGAGGCTTACTCAAACTAGCAGCTGAACTTAACTGGAAGGAGAACAAGATACATGGACAACTTAATCAATGCGTCGCTCGTACAGGACGTCTGTCAAGTAGTAAACCAAACCTGCAAAACTTCGACGGAGGAATCAAAGGTCTCTTCTATTCTCGCTTTACTTGATGCCTATGAGAAAGATATTTATATCGAACGATTATGGGAGGACTTATACTAGATGCTACTACAAGCAGATGCTAAACAATTAGAGTGGGTAGGAGCCACGTACTTAAGTCAAGACCAAGTAGCTATCGATGAGATTCTTTTAGGAGTAGACCAACATGCAGACAACCAACAGCGATTTGGACTACCAAGTAGACTCATTGCTAAGACATTCGTGTTTCGACTCATCTACGGAGGTTCAGCGTACTCTTATGCGAATGATCATAACTTCTCAGCTATTGGAGATGAAGACTTCTGGCAAGGAGTTATCGATCAGTTCTACGAAAAGTACGCAGGACTAAAGGTATGGCATGAGCAACTACTAGAACGTGCTATGCGTGATGGTCGTATCGATATGCCTACTGGTAGGTTCTATAAGTTTGAGCCTGAGATTAAGTATGGTAAGGTTAAGTTCCCTCGTACTAAGATACTTAACTACCCAGTACAGGGCTTAGGTGCAGACCTTATGGCACTAGCTCGTGTCTCACTACGCAACAGATTGAAAGGTAAAGAAGGAGTCTTGATGGTCAATACAGTTCATGACTCGATAATACTTGACTTTGATCCCAAAGTATGGGATAATATTAGTCTAGTGCAGTTAGTTAATAACTGTTTCAACGATGTACCAACTAACTTTAAAAAGATATTTGGTACGGAGTTTAACCTACCTATGAGGGTTCAATGTGAAATAGGACCTGACTGGGGCAACATGGAGGAAGTAAATGCTTAGAATTAAAATTGTGGATGTAGGTACCCCCACAGCTCATCAAGCAGCTAATGGCTTAGAGTATCAAGCTATAGAAGTTATCTTTAGAGATACTGAGGACCAAGTTAAATCCTGGAGACTATTCTCTTGGAAGAACAAACATGTGTACAAAGCTGCAAGTAGTTGGACTAAGGGTACCGAAGTAGATGTAGAGGTTCAAGAAGATAAACGAGGTTACGAACAATGGGTCAATACCACGGAAGTTAATAAGACTTCTTTAGGAGATGACGATGTTCCCCTTTAGTAAGACTTGGATCACAGTGTTAGAAGTAGTAACTTGTATTCACATTATTGCAAACGTATATAGACATTGGAGTATTTAAAGATGGCAATTAAAATCAAAGCAAAACTATTCTGGGCTCAACTAAACGAGACTAACGAGATGTCAGGTAAGTATCAAGTTGACTTAGCTAACTTAAGTCCAGAGGCTGTTAAAGAACTATCAACATTAGGTATTAAGGTAAACAAACGAGATGACGACCAATACGATCGAGGACACTACATTACCTGTAAGTCTACCCTTCCTATCAAAGCTACTGATAGTAATGGCGTACCTATCGCTACTGATGTTCGTATCGGTAATGGTAGTGATGCAGTTGCCGTTGTAGCTGGCTACACTTGGGAGTTCAAAGGTAAGAAAGGTACTTCTCCTACTCTTAACACCTTAGTAATTAATAATCTAATTGAGTATGAGTCTTCTGATTCTATCCCTGAAGGAGTAGCTGTATAATGATTGCCCTTATAGATATGGATCTTGTTTGCTTTCGTAGTGCAGCCAGTGCTGAAGAAGAACCAGTAGGCATCGCCATATCTAGGATGAAGGATCTGTTTGAGGGCATTCAATCTAAGGTTGGTGCTACCTCTTACAGAGCCTTTCTAACAGGACCAAGTAACTTCCGTAAAACTATTAACCCACAGTACAAAGCTAATAGGACAGCTCCTAAACCTAAACACTTGATTGCATTGCAGAAGTATGCACTCGATCATCTAGGAGCTGAGTGGGCACCTGATACTTTAGAAGCAGATGATGCTATGTCTATTCACCAAGATAAGGTGGGAGGTACTACTACTATCTGTTCTCTAGATAAGGATATGTTACAGGTTCCAGGGAAACATTTTCAATGGGCAATAGGTACACTTAGTTGGTCTAGACCTGATACTTTTGTAGAACAAACAGAGTTAGAAGGTCTTAGACTATTCTATGAGCAATGTATTAAAGGAGATTCCTCTGATAACGTTAAGGGTATTCCAGGATTAGGTGAGGTTAAAGCCCGCAAAGCTTTAGCAGGACTTACTTCTGAGCAGGCTATGTTCAACAAAGTACACAGTCTATCTCTTATCGGTAAAGGAAACTTCCTTATGGATTCTCAGTGCCTATGGCTTCTACGTCACGAAGGAGATAGCTATGCTGCTCGATATGAGAAACTATTAAATGCCCAAGTTCAAGAGTAAGTTAGAAGAAAAAGTTTGGAATACACTAATTAAAGAGTATCCCTCTGTAGAGTATGAACCAACTAAGATTAAGTTTATCCAACCAGTACAAGAAAGAACCTACACTCCAGACTTTAAAACAGATGCGAGTAAGGAGATTTATCTTGAGGCTAAAGGGTTACTTGACTTAGAGACTCGTAAGAAGATGCTATGGTTTAGGGAGTGTAACCCAGACATCAGAATAATAATGTTATTTCAGAATGCATCTAATAAGTTACACAGAGGTAGTAAGACAACTTATGCGATGTGGGCTGAACTTAACAACTTTGAATGGCTTGACTTTAGAAAGGATTGGTTAAATGCGTATAAACAATTGTGTTCGCAATGAAGAAGATGGTAGCTTAGACTTTGACTTTAGTGTTACAGAAGCTGAAGCTGGGTTCCTAATGGATCATGCAATTAAAAACTTAGTGTTTAATGGTATCATCAAGATTCAAGAATCAGATGCACAACAAGAGTTAGATCTATTTAAACAAGAAGGAGGTGTTCCGTCATGAGTGCTCCACTAGATCCCCACGATCAGTTAATTGAAGAAATGATTGATGAAGATACAGCTGATGAATGGGATGAAGATCGTATCGATAACATAGGACAAAATGGTAACAACGGAGATCACTACAATGACTAAACGTATTATGGTTATACCAGATACTCAGATCAGACCTGGTGATGACTTTGCTTTCCTTGATGCTATCGGTCGTTATGCAGTAGATATGAAGCCTGACATCGTTGTTCACCTCGGTGAC